GTCGGCAGACCTTTATCAACACTACACTGGGCTTGCCGTTCGAGGACAAGGGGGACGCCGCGCTCAATGAGCTGACCTTGGCCGCTCGGGTTGAGAATTGGGAAGGTGAGGTCCCTGCCGGTGTTGTTATCCTGACAGCCGGGGCCGACACCCAGGATGATCGAATTGAGATCGAGATCGTCGGCTGGGGGCGGAACGAAGAACGCTGGTCGATTGCACATCTGATCATCGAGGGCGATCCAGAAATGCCACAGACATGGGACCGGGTTGATGCGGCTATGCAGCGCACATGGTACCGGGCAGATGGCAGGCCATTCACACTGATGGCGGCCTGTATCGATTCCGGCGGCCATCACACCCAGCAGGTTTATGAGTTCTGCCGCTCCCGTCTAGGGCGACGGATATGGGCAATCAAGGGCGAGTCGGCACGGGGCGGCGCGCGCTCTCCTGTGTGGCCGAACAAACGGCCCAGCGCGCGTAACAAGGCGTCGTTCAGGCCTGTCATTATCGGCGTGAACGCGGCCAAGGATGTGATCCGCGCCAGACTTCACCTCAAACAGCCGGATCCGGGCGAGGCATCGCCTGGCTACATGCATTTCCCATCTGACCGAGACGTCAACTACTTCGCGCAGCTGCTGGCTGAACGGTCGGTACGACGGAGCGTCAGGGGCAGCATTGTGCGTGTCTGGGAAGTGCTGCCCGGACGCCGGAACGAAGCGCTCGACCTGGCCGTCTATAGCTACGCAGCGCTGTGCGGGCTGATTTATCGAGGCCTGTCGCTCAATCGCAGGGCGGACGCGATGGACAAGGAAACCGCATCTTACCCGCCACCGCCGCCGCCCGAAACTTCGGGGGACGGACTTTCCAACCCGTCAGACGAGACCGACACGGTCGAAGCGGAGCGCAAACGCGCCGCCCGCTTGACCCGGCGTATGGCTCGGCTGGCCTGATCGGACATTTCGATGCGTAACGGATATCCCGGCTTTGGTTTGCCCCAGGCCCGCTTCAATCCTGCCAGCAGCCTGCTGGCAGGGCTGAGTAATGAGCAGCTTCAGGTTGCATTGGCCAACTGCCAGATGGCGCTGATCGGCCTGCAGTCTGGGCAGAGCGTTGCGTCGGTCACCTATGCGCAGGGCGATGGCAGCCGGACGGTGACATACCGGCAGGCCAATGTCGCTGATCTGTCAGCCATGATCCGCACCCTCCAGCGTCAGCTCGGCGTGCCGGGCACGCGGCGGCGCGCGCTTCGGCCCGTGTTCTGATGGGCGTGCGCGATTCTTTGGTGCGTATGCTCGGCGGCGTTCCCGCAGCTCCGCGTCCGCCACGGCGCGAACCAAACGCTCTGACAGGCTGGCCCGGTCAGGCGTTCGATGCGGCAGATATCAGTGGTCAGCGTATGCAGGGCTGGATGCCGCCCCTGTTCTCGGCCGATACGGAGCGCAGCCCGTATCGTAATCGCATCGTCAGCCGCGTGCGCGATCTCGTACGCAATGATGGCTGGGCAGCAGGCGCTGTCACGCGGGTTCTGGACAATGCAGTCGGCGTCATGCTGCGGCCCGTCAGCAAGCCGGATTATCGTTATCTGGCGCACCTGAGCGGGAACAGCGCCTTCGATGCCCAGTGGGCGCATGAATTTGCTCGGGCAATCGACAGTTGGTACCGCGCATGGGCAGAAGACCCGGGGCGCTACAATGACGCGGAGCGGATGCTGACATTCGCGCAGCAACTGCATCTCGGTTTTCGGCATCTGATTGTCGATGGCGATGCGCTCGCCTACCTGCCTTGGCTTGAGGGCAATATCGGGATGGGCCGCGCGCGCTATGCAACCGCTGTTCAGATCATTGATCCAGACCGTCTGAGCAACCCGCAGAACCAGTACGACTTCAAGAACCTGCGCAACGGCGTGGAAATCACAGATGCCGGGGTTCCCGTCGCCTACCACATTCGCCGGGCGCATCAGGCGGATTGGTACAGCATGGGCGATACCGTCATCTGGGATCGCATCGAACGCGAGACGTCGTGGGGGCGGCCCCAGGTGGTGCATTTTTTCGAGCACCATCGAGGGGGCCAGCATGTTGGTGGCACCGGTATGCTGACTCCAGTGCTGCAACGGCTCAAAATGCTCATCAAATACGATGGGACAGAGCTGGACGCAGCCATTATCAACGCGATCTTTGCCGCGTATGTCGAGAGCCCTTACGATCACGGCATCACGGAAGAGGCGATTGAGGGGGGCGACGACAGCCTGGGCGTTTATCAGGACATGCGCACCCAGTTCCACGACAGCCGGAATATCTCGCTCAATGGCGCGCGGATGCCGATCCTGTTCCCGGGCGAGAAAATCAACACGGTTTCAGCCGCGCGCCCAGCGGGGAATTTCCGTGAGTTCGAGCGCGCTGTGCTGAACAACGTTGCCAGTGGCGCGGGCATGGCGCCCATGCAGGTCAGCAACGACTGGTCGGACGTCAACTATTCATCTGCCCGTGGCGCTCTGCTCGAAGCATGGAAAACCATGAAGCGCCGACGCGAGGACTTCGCCATCGGCTTTGCATCGCCCATCCGGATCGCCTTGCTTGAGGAGATCATGGAAGCCGAGAAATTGCCGTTGCCGCGCAACGCTCCGAAATTTCTTGAGGCGCGTCATGCCTACGCACGCTGCCGCTGGCTGGGGCCGGGGCGTGGATGGATCGACCCGGTGGCCGAGCGCGAGGGGGCCATCCTCGGTATGCAGGGCGGTCTGTCCACCCTCGAAGACGAGTGCGCCGAAAGCGAAGGGCGGGACTGGGAGGAAACGCTCGACCAGCGCGAGGTGGAGCTGGGCGCATTCCGCAAACGAGGCCTGCCAGAGCCGGAATGGATCGGCAATCGCAATCAGGGGGGCAACATGCCTCCCAGAGAGGACGCATGAAGCAGTACGCTTTGATCCCGCGCCTGTTGGAAGCCCCAGTCGCACTCAGCCGCAACAGGCAGGCGATTGTGCAGCAGCTTCTCGCCACGCAGGCAGACGACATGATGATATTCGGCCCTGCCTCTCAGGATGAACGCTGGGGGGCAGAAGCTATTACGTCGAACGTTAGTGGCGTTGCTATCATTGCCATCAAGGGTATCCTTCTGCCTGGGACTTCCGATGGCTGGTGGTGGGGCGGCGCCACGTTCTATGACGATATCACGGCTGCCATAGATATGGCCGTGGCGGACGAAACGGTGCGCGCCGTCGTCCTGCATATCAACAGCCCGGGCGGCACCGTTGCGGGTTGTTTCGATACAGCCGACCGCATCCGCGCTGCGCAGACACATAAGCCAGTCGTGGCCATTGTGGATGAAATGGCCTGTTCGGCTGCGTATGCGCTGGCCTGTTCGGCCCAGAGCATCGTGCTGCCTCGTACGGGCGAAGTCGGGTCGGTCGGTGTTGTCTGGCTACATGCCGACATTACGGGCGCACTGGATGAGGCCGGGATCAAGGTCACGACTTTCCAGACTGGCGAACACAAGACCGACGGTTATCCGACCACGCCTCTGACCGAGCAGGCCAGCGCCATGATCCAGGCGGACATCGATGGTCTGGGCCAGCTGTTTTTTGACACGGTGGCACGAAACAGGGGCCTGACCCCCGATGTTGTCAAAGCCATGCAGGCCGCCGTGTTCCGGGGGGAGAGCGCGGTTAAGGCTGGTCTGGCCGATGCCGTGATGCCCCGTGATGCCGCCTTCCTTGATCTGCTGGCGCATCTTTGAACTTTCAACAAAACTGGAGCGAGAACTATGGCCAAACGTGCCATCAGCCCCTTTGCGCACCTTGCCGGAGGCGCACGGGCCGCGACCGATGATCCGAACGACGATTCCGAAAACAAGGACAAGCCCTCGGGGGAAGGCGACGGCGACGGGGAGGGGGAAGGCCCTGAAGACGACGCGAAGCGCGGCAAGAAGGGCAAAAAGGGAAAGCGCGCCGAAGGCGACGACACCGGAGATGATACGGGCGACGGCGAAAACGCCGAAGGCACCGATGACGACGATGAGGACGACGAGGCCGACCCCAAGGCCCGTGCTATCCGTATGCGCGAACGCGGCCGCTGCGCCGCCATCTTCCGCTCCGCTGCGGCGGGCCGCAACCCGGCTGCGGCAGCAGAGCTTGCATTCAGTACCAGCCTTCCCCGCAGTCAGGCTGTCCGCGTTCTGCGTGCCACCGCCCCTGCGGCGTCTTCCGGTGCCGTGGCCCAGCCTGATGGTGGCTACGCGGACCTGCGTAGCCGGATGGGGGCAGAAGGGCGTGCGGCGCTCCCCCAGCCCGGCGCTCAGTCCGAAAACCGGCCGGGTGCCCGTCTGGTCCGCCATGCCAACGCCAAACGCTGAGGTTTGTCCATGAGCTATGGTATCCTTCCCGCATCGCAGCAGGTGGTCTTTGTTCCTGACCAGCTGATCGCGGGCAATCTCAAACTCGTGACGTCAACCGTGAAATTTGGCGCAGGCAACACCTTTGTGCGTGGGCAGGTCGTCGGTCAGGTTACGGCCTCGGGTGACTATATCCCTTCAGTCGCCACTGCCACGGATGGCTCGCAGGTTCCCTGCGGGATCGTGGTGGATGCTGTCGATGCGGCGGCAGCGGCAGCGCAGGGGGCCATCTATGAAATGGGTGAGTTCAACGCGAACTACATGTCGTTCGACGCAAGCTGGACGCTCGCCACCCTGACCAAGGCACTTCGCCAGTTCTCTATCTTTGTGAAAACCGGCCTTTCCAACGCCATCGTCTGACGGTGGCTTTCCAGAGGATTTTTGAATGTCCGGAATCCTGACCGGCAATGCAGGAGTGACCCAGTCACTCCTGCCTATGCTT